AGTTTATACTTTCCCCCAAGGACTGCGATGTCGCCGACCATTCCCGCAAACTCGCTTATAAGTTTTGAAACGTTGGAGAAGTTTGCTCCATTCTCCTGAATGTCTTTCAGGGATTTCATAAACTCGTTAAGGTCGGCGATAAGACCGATTCCGCCGAGCGTGAGAGAGCCAACCTTAGAGATGTTTTTGAAAAAGCCGGAAAGGGTATCTACGCCGCGTATAAGCGATTCGGATATCTTCCACGCCAAAAATATCGCGGCGATGCCCTCCGCAATTTCTCCGATTTCTTTCAGGTGACTTGTAATCCAGTCAACGAACGGCTGTAGCTTCTTTTTCCAGGCATCAATCTTTTTCGTTACGGCATTTTCCAGGAAGTCATATCCAGGAGTGGGGAAGTCCAGACCTCCACCGCCGCCTCCTGCACCGCCTCCACCTCCGCCATTGCTCTGGTCTGGGAGGACATTCAGTTCATCAAACCCGGCAAGGTATCGTTTCAGTTCCTTCGCCGAACCGGCGGCACTGTCCATGTTGTCGGCAATCGCTCCGCTTCCTGCGGTTGCGCCGCCAAAGGAATCTCCCCAGTCAGGGGCTTGAAGCGTAACGCCAAATAGGCCGGCGATAGCAGTAATGATTTCTCTGAGAGCATTTGCAACAGCGATAGCAAATGGGAGGACTTTCACCAGAATAGGGATGAACAGATTACCGATTGCTCTAGCGCACTGTTCAAACTGTGCTTTCAGCACACGCAGCATATTTGCAGGCTGTTCCAGCGTTCGTGCCATATCACCCTGCACCTGTGTTACCTGGGTCATCATGGCATAGTAGCGGAGCTGGGACTTTTCAGCCTGGGTCATGGAGGAAACGCTCTTGTCGATGCCAAGATTCAACCGCTCCTGCTCCAACCTGGCTACGGATAGATCGTAACCAAGGCGGCGCATGGGTTCCAATTCGCCAGCGATACCAGACTGCACTTTCTGCATGGCAGATGCAAAATCCAGGTTGTAGAAAGATGCAAGGTCATAGCCAAGCTGGGTAAGGTTCTTGGACATGAACGCTGCTTTGTCACCGGCAACGCCGAAACCAGAGATAATTGTGTTAAACACGCCCTGATTCCGCATCCATTCAGCGGGGTCAATGCCCATTACATCAGAAACCTTCTGGGCGTAGTTATAGGCTTCCTCGGCATACTGCCCCAGAGAAACGGTGAACAGGTTCAAATCCTCCGTATACTGGGACGATTTTGCAATTGCGATACCCAGGAGCTTTGCCGCCGCCCGGTATATGGCCGCAAAACTGATTGCTTTGAGCGCACTATTCCAAGCATTTGTGCTTGTGGTTGCCCGCCTTACCGTACCGTTGTACTGCTCCGTCGATGTAATCAGCCTTTGAATTCTGCTTGGAAATGCCGAAAAGCCGGAGGAAACCTTGTTCATTTCATCCGCAAATGGTTTCATGGCCGAAGCCAAGTCTTTCATCTGCTGAGTGAACTTATCAATATCCGCTTTCTCAAGCTCCTGGATGACCTCTGGCAGCTTTTTCAGCTGGTTGATGAAGGAAGTCATATTAGACCGGCCAAGCTCGGACAGAGGCTGCAATCCGGATGCCAGATTCCGCAGTTTTTCTCCGGGGGTGTCCGGCAGATTGGTGATTGCCTGATTGATGGCCGCCAGCTGGTTTCCGATGGACGCGGAGATTTTCAGGCTATCCGTCTGGTCTTTCAGGTTGCCCAGGGAGCTGCTAATGCGGTTTATCTTGTTCGCAAAATCGCCGGTATTCATGTTGTTCACGGCATTCTTGATCTGCGAAATTCCTGCTGCAACTTTGGAAAGGGCAGTTGTGGAACCGCTGATCGACGTTTTTAGCTCTGACAACTTTTTTGCCAGAACCTCCACCCCTGCGGATGCCGCGGCACTGTCATTCACAATCTGAAACTCAATGCCCTGCATTTCCACATTGTCAGCCATTCCCTTCACCGCCCTTCTTCTCAAATTTCTTGTTGATGGAAACCATGAACATCTCCATCATGGTTTTCGCCTTTTTGTCGCTCTTTTCCTGCTGGGTCAGCTGCTTTTCTCCACTATCCGCCGCTTCCCGCTGCCCAGTGTGCAGCTCAAAGGGCTGCTCCCGGTATGGAATGGGCTTCGGAGGCTTCTTGCTGAAACTGAACCGCAGAACCGGGGCGGCATCCAGAAGGGCTTCATAGTAATAAGCCCCTTGCATCCACATATCCTGATTCTTCAAGTCCCGTTTGATCTTGTCAGCTTCCCGGTAGGCTTTCACCAGTTCCACGTCCTGATTCCAGAACTGGTCATAGGTCATGCCGATTGCAAGATAGTACGGGAATAACTTCTTGAAGATATTTGTGTAAGCGTAAGAGGGGGTAGGGGTCTCCCCACCCCCTCCGTTTTCGGAAAGAAGTTCGCTTACTCTACTGCTTCCCAGCCGGGGTTTCCCTCGTTTTCCTCTTCATCATCGGAAAGCAGGGTGTACACGGCCTCGGAGTACATTTCCGTCAGCGCCTTTACCAAGCCAGTCTTATTGCTCAGACCGTCGTAAATCTTGTTGATGGTAGCAACCTTGGTGTTGGGATGATTGGCCGCGAAAGCGCCGCTGAACAGCATGGGAATCATGGTAGCGGGCTTGTCGCCAAGCTCATTGATGGAGAACCCGGTCTTCTCCATGGCGGAAACCGTGGAGCGGGTGAATTCCAGCGTGTACTTCTTGCCGTTGTAGGGAATGCAGATTTTCTTAGCCATCGCTAATCCTCCTTAAAAATGTGTGGTCTGTGTTTTGGCTCAGGTCGCGTCGTCCAGCTCAATGGGCGTGGCCGGGGCAATGGAAATGTTCAGGTCTACAACCTCGTTGACGCCGCCGCCGGTGGCGTAGGCGGTCAGCTGACCGTCAAACTTGAACTTGCCGTCGCTGCCGGTGGGGGTCAGGGAACCGCCAGCCTCGTCACCACCGAACCATACGGCGTAGCTCTCGGTCTTTCCAGCCAGCGCTTGCAGCGCTTTGTAGTCAGTCAGAGTGTAGTTCGCGGTGAACGCCAGCGCATCCAGAGACTGGATACCGGCGATGTAGGTCTGCATCTTGTCAGACAGGGTAGTGGTTTCCAGCATCTCCGGATCGCCGCCCAGATCAGGGAATTCCTTGATGTCAATGAGCTTTTCGTAGGTGTTGCCGGTGGTTCCCTTTTTCATCAGGAAAACTTTATACGTGCTTATGGCCATGTTTAATCATCCTTTCGTTGTAATAAAAACGGGCTGCCTCCTGTGAAGCAGCCCTTCGGCTCTCTTTCCGCCCTTACGGAAAGGTAAAGCATATTTACCTGCGGTAGATTTTCCCGCCGTCCGTCTCCGCCCGATACCTGGCAACCAGACGGTAAATCGTCCCGTTTTCCATATTCGGAACAGGGGACAACGAAATTCGCGTGAAATTCCTTTTGTAGAGCATTTCGTCTATAACGCCCATGATCTCCCGGCAGACGCTTTTCTTGCTTCCCGCCTTGTCGGAGTACACATTCACCTCGTACATCAGCGTGGAGAACTTTTCCCGGTCGCTGCTGTCCAGCCTGTTCGCGGGCATATAATTGTCCTGCTCTACGATGCTTACGTAGGGGAACTTTGGAGGGGCGTTCACATATTCGCCGGATACCGCAATGCCCTTGAAGCGCTTTCGCAGAGCCTCGGCAATGGGGGTATAGATCAGCTTTTCAATATCAATCAAGCCCTGAACACCTCCATAACGATTCTCGGAAGCTCCTGCTCAATCGTTTTTCTCGCCTCATACATGGGCATTGCAGGAGGATTTCCGTATGTGTGGCCGCCGCCCTTGTCTTTGGGCAGATACCAGCCTTTGGGGTCGTCCCAATGGCCTTTCCCGTCCGGGTAGGTGCCAGCCCCCATGCCAAACTCCGACGCTTCCGGGTGTCCGGTTCCGTAGGTGATACCGGCTCCAAATTCAATGAAAAGGACGGATTCCCCATCGGCCTTTACGGCGTAACCATTCGGGATTGCCACGACGGACACGGTTGCATCCCTCATCCCGGTGTAAACAGCCCGTGAGAACCGGATGGAAGCCACAGAAGCGCCCAGCATTGCCAGCCTTTCGGCCAGTTCCTTTGCCTTGTCCTTCTGCCAGCGTTTGTATTCCTTCAATTCGTCCTGAATCTTCTGAATGCCGGAAACCGACAGCGGAACCACAATTTTCTTGTAGCTCACGACACGCTCACCTTCGTAACGGCGATGGACACTGAGGTCAGAGACTTTGCCACCCGTCTGACCATGTAGTCATACAGGGGCTTCCCGTCCTCGTCATACACAGGCTCCTTGTCCAGAAACAGCACGGTATTCTCGTCAACGGGGCAGGTCATGTCATCCGTAACGATGACCTTGTCATACCCGGCAAGATTGCCGAACTGCTCCACCTGAGAAGCCCCGGTCGCAGCGGATACGTTGGCGCGGAAGGAAACGGCAGGTTTGTACACAACAGTTTCCTCGCCGGTTTCGTTGCCGTCTTCGTCGGTGACAGGCACTTTCCGGTCATACAGCAGATACCAGAAGCTTTGCTTGTTTCGCTCCATGATTCTCATACTGTCACCTCACAGAACCCCGGCCATGGGAACGATCTGTCGCATCATGGATTCCGGAACGTCCCCGTTCTCGTAGGAACGGGAAATGCCGTTCTCGCTGTGAGATAGCTCACCCTCTCCGCCTCGCTTGTTCAGAAGATACGTAGCAATCTCCACCTGTAGATAGCTGTACTGCTCCGGAACCTCCATAATGGAAGGGTCAAACGGGTATGCCCTGCGGCAAATCTTGCTTGCCGCAATGCCAAGGTAGGCAGAAACCGTGCTTTCGTCGGTTTCATTCGCCATGGCTTTTACCAATGCGTTTTTCTCGGCTTCCTGCACGGTTTCTTACCTCCTTTCATTCTACGGGTTCTCCCGCCTTCTTGCGTGGTTTCTTGATAACGGGAATAGGATTATTCTCCGATAAACCAAACTTGGTGATAACTTCCTCGCGGGTGAGCGGTACGGGGTCGTTGAGGGTATCAACGACTACCGTTCCCATCACCACAGAAGTGCTCTCAAGTTCGCGCCGGGTAATCACCTTGTCCTTTGCGGTAAAGCCCACGTTGCGAAAGTGATCTCCCTCGCGCACATACACTTTCCCGTCAGAAACATAGAACATGGTGAACCTCCTTAGCCGTTGGTGATGATCTTTGCCAGCGCAATGGTCTTCGGGTCGGCCACGATAGACCAGTTGGCAGATGCCGCAAGCTGCGCATCCGTGGGAGAAGCGGTGTAGCCGGAAGTGGGCTTGGTAAAGCTGAAACCGTTGGGGTGCATGGTTTCGCGGATACGGGTCACCAGCGCGTCATAGCCGCCGCCCTTGAGAGCATCGCGGGTCAGCTCGGAAGGAACCTTCACGGGGGCGGGGGCGTACTGAATTGCGCCAAGGCCGAGGACGTAGGTGGTGTAGGTGGCCGCTTTCGCACTTTCTCCGCTGGTAGCGGCGGTGGCGGGGCAGCTGTCATCTACGACAACAGTCATGCCATTCACGGTGCCAATGCGGAGGGGGCGCTCAACGCCGTTGGCGTCGGTGTATTTCAGGAAGTCCAGCAGCTTCAGGCCAGCCATATTGGTGGCGACCTTACTGTGCATGAACACCAGCCGGAAAGCGTCCTGATTGTCGCCCACGGCCTTCTGAATCGCATCGCCAATGGTGGTCGCACCCATCTTGTTTGCATCCGCAACAGTGGTGGATGCGGAAGACAGGTCAGTGATGTGGTTCGCCCAACCGGCAAACTCACCGCTGCCGGTCACACCGAACACAGCATTCAGGATTTTCAGCATGATGGACTGGCGCTGCTTCTGCCAGTACTTGGACACCTGAGACACGATCTGCTGCATGGGGTCGGCACCGCTGTTGTAATCAACGATGAAGTCCTTCTCCTTCCAGCCGTGGGCGCGGCCAAACACG